ATTAAAATCGTAACATCGACTGTCTTTAGTGCGGCTACTACTGCCAAACTAAGCATTGGTGCTGTTGATTTCACTACCACTGGCACAATTACTAGCGTAGGCGGCATTAGCTTGACTGCTAACGCAACTACTCCTGCTTTGTGGCTAAACGTTGGCACTACTGATGCTGTTGTACTGTTTACATTAGCTGGTACTGCGTTGACTACTGGTGCTGCAACCATCATCATTACCTACTCTGTGCGTAATTCTGACGGGGCTGCAAACCCAACTGCTTCTCAGAGTTAATCTTATGGGGGGAAACCCCCATATTAATCAAGGAGATTAATTATGATGCAAACTGATGTATTAGCAACTGCTATTGCTGCTGCACAAACAAATTCTGCTGTATTTGCTGGTCCTGCTCGTATTAAAGGTATGGTTGTTTCTGTACCTGCTGCTGGTGGAACTATGACCTTGCAAAACGGTTCTGGCGGTACGGTTAAATTTAGCTTTGTAGCACCCGCTATTGCTGGTGCAGTAAATGTGATAATACCGGGACAGGGCATTCTTTGCAGTTCAGGTATATATGCAACAACACCAGCAAATATGACAGTTACTGTTTTCTACGGATAACTATGGAACCCAAAGAAGAGGCTTTTAATTTAGTAGGTCGGAAGGTCATGATTGGCATTCCTTCCTATGATTTTAAGGTAACCACTAAATGGGCAATATCCTTTGCTCATTTTTGCGTTCTAGCACAAGAGCATGGCATTGAGATTCAGGTAGGTAATATATCTGGGTGTTCAGTTGTGAGCAGGGCTAGAAACCTGATTGCATATGATTTCTTGGAGTCGGATTGTACCGACCTCATGTTTATTGATTCAGACATTAACTTTGATGCCAATGACATTTTCAGGCTTATGGCTTGGAATAGCGACCCTGTAAAGGGTATTGTTGCTGGTATTCCTGTAGCCCGTAAAAAAGGCAAGGTCTATATATCTACCTTAGATGTGGATGAAGACCAACAGGTACAGATGAATCGTATGGGCTTAGTTAGAGCTAAACGTGTAGCCACTGCCTTTATGATTATCCGTAGGGATGTATTTGAAACGCTTAGAGATAACCATCCTGAGTGGCAATACATGGATGAACGCATACAGGATAAGCCATCCTATTCTTTCTTTGATTTCAAATCAACTCTAGAAGGTTATGTAGGCGAAGACTATCTATTCTGCGATAGAGCTAGAGAACATGGCTATGAGGTATGGATTGACCCAACCATTAAGTTAGGTCATGTAGGTGTCACTGAGTTTGAAGGTTCATTCGGTGAAGACTATCTTTATCCAATGTTATGTCCACTAGAAACTAAAAAGGCTGCTGCGTAATGGAAATGATGATATGGAACACTCTATTAACGGCAATCCTAGCAGTGGTAGGATTCATGGTTATGGAAAAGTTTAAGGAAGTGAATAGACTAGGTATGCTAATTAATCGTACTAGAGAAGAAGTAGCTAGAGACCACATCACCCGTGTTGAGGTTCATAGGGACTTAGAAAAGATTATGGACCGTTTTGATGCAGGGTTTAAAAAGCTTGAAGACAAGATTGATGCCATGAATATTAGGCGAGAAGCTCATGCCTAGTAAAAGCAAAAAGCAGCACAATTTTATGGAGGCAATAGCTCATAACCCAGCCTTTGCTAAGAAGGTAGGAGTATCCCAGAAGGTGGGGCAAGAGTATAGTAAAGCCGATAAAGGTAAAACATTTAGAAAAGGTGGCATCATGGATAAGAAAGATATGCATTCTGAGAAATCAGAAATGAAAATGGATAAAGAACAAGATAAAGCTATGATTAAAAAAGCCTTTAAACAACATGACCTGCAAGAGCATAAGGGTGGTAAAGGCACTTCTCTTAAGCTGAAAAAGGGCGGTATGTCTGCTGGATGTGGTTATGATGCTGGCGGTAAGGTCAATAAAATGGCATCTGGTGGTAGAACAGCTCTTAAGGTTCATAGATTTGCTAATGGTGGGTATATGGGTGGGGCTACATTCCCTAACCAGCAATTCCCTATGCAACAACAAGCACCACAGAATACTATGTTGAATGCTCCTGCAACCCCCGGTATGCCTTATGCAGCCAATAACCAGACTGCCTTTAAAAAGGGTGGTAAGGTTAAGATGGCTATGGGTGGTGCTCCTATGATGCCTCCTCAAGCCCCTGTAGACCCTCGTATAGCTATGATGGCTAAGAAGAAAGCTCCTCGTGGTGTGGCTCCAAAACCTACTGGCATGATGCCTCCTAGACCTCCTATGGCTGCTCCTCAAGTCGCGCCCACTGCCCCTATGAAGAAGGGTGGTATGGCTAAAGGACAAAGCCCTATCCAAACGAAGGCTAAAGGTAGTGCCAAGGTAGTCAAGATGGCTAAAGGAGGCTCAACATCAAGCCGTGATGGATGTGCTATCAGAGGAAAGACCAGAGCATGAGGTCCTCTCGTGGAATGGGAGCCATAAGCTCCTCTAAGATGCCTAAGAAGAGAACCATCACTCGTACTGACAATCCTGATGAAGTGTCTATGTACAAGAAGGGCGGGAGTGTTAAGAAGATGGGTGTAGGTGGTATTCCCGGCTCTATTATTGGTGAAGATGTAGATGGTGGTAGCGCAGGTAGAGGTAACAATGGGTTACCTACCATTACACAAGAAGCAATTTCAGAGATGGCACAAGAAGCAGCCAGCAGAAAGAAGGCACCTCCTAAGAAAAAGAAGTTTAATACAATTCCAGACCTTATGGAGAATGATGGCTCGGCTCGTCTTAAAAAAGGTGGGAAAGTCAATGCTGCTGGTAATTACACTAAGCCAAGTCTACGAAAAAGCATTGTATCTAAAGTAATGTCTGCTGCTACACAAGGTACAGGTGCTGGTCAATGGTCAGCTCGTAAAGCACAACTTGTAGCTAAGAAGTATAAAGCCGCAGGTGGAGGGTATAAGGATTGAAAGCACCACAGCAATCCCTAAAGGATTGGGGAGACCAGAAGTGGCGTACCAAGTCTGGCAAACCTTCTTCTAAGACAGGAGAACGTTACTTGCCATCGGCTGCTATAAAGGCATTGTCACCAGCTGAGTATGCTGCAACAACACGAGCTAAAAGAGCTGGTAAAGCAGCGGGTAAGCAGTTTGTAGCACAACCTAAAAGTATTTCAAAGAAAACAGCAGGATTTAGATAATGGCTATAACCACTAGCGGAACAACATCATTTAATCTTCCTTTTAATGAGATAGCGGAAGAGGCATATGAACGTTGTGGCATTGAGATGCGGTCTGGTTACCAGCTCCGTACAGCTAGGCGCAGTCTAAATTTACTCACTATTGAATGGGCTAACAGGGGCATAAACCTATGGACTATTGAAGAGGGTGAAATTCAACTGGTTACTGGACAGGTTAAATATCCTCTACCAGCTGACACTATTGACCTATTAGACCATGTTATTCGTCAGAATCAGGGTACCGCTAACCAAATTGATATAAGCATTACACGCATATCTGCTTCTACATACTTGCAAATACCTAATAAGTTGGCACAGGGTAGACCAATACAGATATGGATGGACCGTCAGACGGGTTTAAACAACCCTACAACAGCCGTTCTCGATGGAGGTATAACATCCACAGCAACAACTATAGATGTCTCGTCTACGGTACCTCTAGCGGCTTCAGGATTCATCCAGATAGGCAGTGAGACTATCAGTTATACAAACATTGTAGGTAATCAATTACAGCTGTGTAATAGAGGTCAGAATAACACCACTGCTGCTGCTCATCTAACTGGAGTTGCTATAACTAATCAATACCTACCAAGTGTTAACTTATGGTTAGCCCCTGATGCAGGTGGAAGCCCATATACCTTAGTGTATTGGCGCATGAGAAGGGTAATGGATGCAGGAGGAGGAACAAATGTTGCAGATATTCCTTTCCGTTTCTTACCCTGTCTAGTGGCTGGACTATCTTATCATTTGGCTGTAAAGAACCCTGAATCGCAGGATAGGGTTCAGATGCTTAAACAGGCTTATGAAGAACAATGGTTGGTTGCTTCACAGGAAGACAGAGAAAAAGCATCTTTAAGACTGGCTCCAAGACAGACATTCTTTTAATTTATGTCTAATACTTACGCCAGTGGCAAGTTTTCAATAGCTGAATGCGATAGGTGCGGACAGCGGTATAAGCTAAAAGAGCTGAAAAATGAGATAATCAAGACTAGACTATTTAGCATTAAAGTATGTCCTGAGTGCTGGGACCCAGACCAACCCCAGTTATCTTTGGGTATGTATCCAGTTAGTGACCCTCAAGCAATTAAAGAGCCTAGACCAGATACTAGCTATATAACATCAGGCACTAACGGTCTACAGATTACTGGCACTAACAGCACAGCTATTGATGCTCTTGGTTACCAAGAAGATGGAAGTAGGATATTCCAGTGGGGATGGAACCCCATAGGTGGTTCAAGAGCAGGAGATGCAGGTTTAACACCTAATTATTTAGTGTTGAATCTTGTGTTAGAAAATGTAACAATATCAACAACATAAGGAGTAGAAAATGTCGTTCACTAAAAATGCAGATGGTATCGCAAATAAAGGTAAAACCAAGGGTAAGCTTATTGGTAATGGTCCTTCAGTTATGGGATTTAATGGTGGCAAAAAGAGTGCTGGTGTTACATCTATGAACATGAAACAAGTAGGTCGTAACATGGCTCGTGCTATGAACCAGAAATCTTCAGGTAGAGGTAGATAATGGCTAAGAATAATAAACCAGCAGAAGACTATGCAGTTCCACATACTATGAGTGGTAAGAACTTGAAAAGTAAAGACTTTGTTAAAAGCCCAGTAAAAGACCCTAATACCTTGTCTGCTGAACAGGTTTCTACGCGCACAGGCGCGAAGCGCGTAAGTTTAGGAAACCCTGATGCTGAAGATGTTAAGACAACTGGAGTTAAACAACGCGGTCATGGAGCAGCTACTAAGGGCTTTACTTCACGCGGACCTATGGGTTAAAGCATGACATACAATGAGTTAGTTACAGCGGTACAGTCCTATACGGAGAATACATTCCCGACTGTAGATATGGACCGCATGATAGAGCAAGCTGAACAGAAAATTTATAACGCTGTCCAGCTGCCTTCGTTACGCAAGAATGTAACGGGTACCTGCACAACTAACAATAAATATCTTTCATGCCCTAATGATTATCTATCGTCTTTCTCGTTGGCTGTTATAGATGCAACTGGAGTGTATTCTTACTTATTAAACAAAGATGTAAACTTCATTCGTGAGGCATATCCATCTCCAACAGATACAGGACTACCTCTGTATTATGGGCTATTTGGACCTCAGTATAGCTACCCAGATGAACTTTCTTTCATCTTAGGTCCAACCCCTGATGCAGGGTATAATATGGAGTTGCATTATTTCTTTTATCCTGAGTCTATAACTGTTGCAGCAGATGGTCAGACTTGGTTAGGTGATAACTTTGATACTGCTCTGTTGAATGGTACACTAATGGAAGCAATCACTTACATGAAAGGTGAACCTGATATGCTTGCTCTGTATCAAGCTCGTTACCAAGAAGCTATGATGTTGCTTAAACAGCTGGGTGATGCTAAAGAGAAGGGTGATTCTTATCGTGATGGTTTACCTAAATATCCAGTAGTATGATAGCCCAGACTATAACTACATCGTTTAAACAGGATATTCTGCAAGCATTGCAGGACATTACCACAGATGTATTGAAGATGGCTCTGTATACAGGTGCTGCTTCTTTAGACGCAGATACGACCATTTACACAACTTTAAACGAAGTTACAGGAACTGGGTATACAGCTGGAGGTAATATATGTAGTAACGTTACCTTGAATACATCAGGTACAACAGTTTATGTAAGTTTTGATAATGTACAATGGACAACGGTTTCTTTTACCTGTAGAGGAGCACTTATTTACAATACAAGTCAAGGTAATAAGTCTATTGCAGTTTTAAACTTTGGTTCAGATAAACTAGCAGGACCAAACTTTACAGTAACACTACCAGCAAACTCTGCTGACAGTGCTTTAATTAGAATTTAAATTAGGAGTTGTAATGATAAGAGATAATGTAAATATGGCTGATACATGTGAT